GAATATTATATGGATATTGATTAAAATTTCCATTATTATAATAACCATTACAATTATTACAAGGCATGTTTTTTTATTTAAACAATAAAAAAAATTTATTTAATTAACCATTCTTCATATAATTCATTGTATTGTTTAATTTTTCTCCATAAAGGAGAAACAGATTGATTAGGAAGTAATAAAACTCGTCCTAATAAAGCAACAATATACCATTCCGGTCTATTGAAACGGTTTACATAGGGAATGGATGGATCATATGCAGGATTTAATACTCTTTGAGGTATATTGTCTGTTCCTACTTCCCATACCCAACATCCTCTATTATCTTTTAAATATTTACCTTGCCATTCTTCCTCCGCAGAATTACCTATCATACTCATAGGTCCATCTTTAGGTCTTATTACTCCAAATGGACTTCCCATACCTGTAGATGATAAATATCCATTTAAATCTAAGTATACAGTTTGTCCCATTGAAAATGATACTCCACTAGGAGCTTCAAAATATTCCGAATAATCCGCTCCTCCACTTATAAAGCTAAGTCCTGCATAACAATTTCCACTATTATCTACTCTTAATGCATTTGACTTAGATAAAGAAGATCCATTTCCAACTAAAAATAATGAAGTGGCAGTATAACTATTACAATATCTTCCTACAACAGAACAATTATTTGATCCTGTTAATGTATTATAACTTCCACCTAATATACTAGAATTGTTACAATCAATGATACTATTATTACTTCCACCTAAAATAGAATTATTTACTAATGTTGCATTTGTATATGAATATATACTATTATTTTGACCAGCTCCAATAAATGAATAATTAGATGTATTAATTTGATTAATTGAACCTCCTATATGTGAATAAGTTCCAGTACATGAATTATTAAAACCTTCGGTATGAGAATAGTCTCCATATGCATATGTATTTCTTCCTTCTGCATGAGATGTTAGCCCACTTGCAATAGTTAATGATCCCTCTGCATGAGAATCATTATTTGTTGCTGATGTATTATATCCCTCTGCATGAGAATAATCTCCACTAGCAACAGTTTGAAATCCCTCTGCATGAGAAGAATTTCCATTAGCAGTGGTACTCGATCCTTCTGCATGAGAATAATTTCCATTAGCAGTGGTACTCGATCCTTCTGCATGAGAATATAGACCATTAGCAGTGGTACTCGATCCTTCTGCATGAGATCTTATCCCATTTGCAATTGTTTTATATCCTTCCGCATGAGAATAATATCCACTAGCAATACATAATCCTCCTTCTACATGTGAATAATATCCACTACCTGTATTATTTGTTCCTTCTACATGACAACATACACCATTAGCATAATTACTAAATCCTTCTACATGTGAATAATCTCCATTAACATAATTATTATAACCTTCCGTATGTGAATAATTTCCAATACCTGTATTGCTAATTCCTTCTATATGAGAAGCTATACCATTAGCATAATTATTTGTTCCTTCTGCATGAGAATATAGACCATTAGCAAAATTATTATATCCTTCTGCATGAGAATATAGACCATTAGCATAATTATTTGATCCTTCTACATGTGAATAATCTCCACTACCTGTATTGGTATATCCTTCTGCATGACAAGCTTTACCATTAGCATAATTCTTTGATCCCTCTACATGTGAATAATCTCCACTACCTGTATTGATATATCCTTCGGCATGAGAAGCTATACCATTAGCATAATTATTTGATCCCTCTACATGTGAATAATCACCATTAGCAGTGGTACTCGATCCCTCTGCATGAGAATAATCTCCATAAGCAGTTGTATTTAATCCTTCAGCGAATGAGTAACTACCTAAATTTGCTAAATCCCATTGAGTTCCGTTTATTCCACCTACACGGAAAGCATTTTTCTGTGGAGAGTAAAACATTCTATTTCCTGCTCCTGAAATTAGTAAATTTCCTGATCCTGCCACACCATTACTAGATACATAAAATCCATCAGGGGCTTGTACTGATATATCATATCCTGAAGCATCCGTTGGATCTGTTGCTATAACATAAGAAGTATTAATAGTATTTTTTAAATTAAATATACGATCAATAGGTCCGGCTGGACCTGTCGGTCCAGTAAATCCTTGAATTCCTCTTGGACCTGTCGGTCCAGTAAATCCTTGAATTCCTGTTGGTCCGGCTGGACCTGTAGCACCAGTATTAGCATCTATTCCAGGAATTCCTTGTGGTCCAGCTGGACCCGTTGGACCTGTATATCCAGCTGGACCCGTAGCACCAGTATTAGCATCAATTCCAGGAATTCCTTGTGGTCCAGTATAGCCTTGAATACCTCTCGGTCCAGGAGGTCCAGGAATAGGTAAATTGCATTGAACTGGATCAGGGAAAGGAAGAGGAAATGGAGGAGGTATATATTCTTGATTTTGATTAATATAAGGATCAATAAATATAGTATTATTATCTTCTACATATTCCTCACATGGTGGAGGTGGACATGGGGGAGGAGGACATGGAGGTAGAGGAGGTGGAATATACGGACCTCTGAATAAAAATGCTGCATTAGCATTAAATGCTATTTGTTCACATATTTCACATGATCCGCAAGTACAATATATTCTGTTCATTTTTATTATTCAACTGAATTTTTTTATTAAAATATTAATCAAAAATAACAGATACAAATGGCTATGTCAATTGATCAAAGCAAAATTATTCTACCTCCTCCTTTAGCTCATAAAATGTCTTCGATAGATGATTCAGAAGATGATTCAATCCCTGGATCCATCGAATTAGATGAGCATGGAAAATTATTTAGAAAATATATTGCTTATGATAAATTCAATGGAGGATTACTAGAACAAGCAAATTATTGGTATAAGACAATTCTCCCACAACAAATTTCTAGTAGACAATTAAAGATTTCTTCTGGAACAATTTATTTCGAAAATGCAAGAATTCTAAAACCATCCACATCCACAGCATCCAACCGATCCAAACCTATGCTTCCACAACAAGCTCGTTTGGAAGGATTGACTTACAATGGACATGTCTATGCGGATGCAATATTATACGATTCAAAAGGAAAAGAAATTGAACGAAAGAAAGACCATTTCATTGGTAAAGTTCCAGTTTTATTAGGATCTGTCGCATGCAATCTCCATTCAATGAATGAAGAAGAATTGAGAGAGGCGGGCGAGGATCCAAATGATCCATTGGGATACACTATCGTGAATGGTTCAGAAAGAACAGTCATTGCTCAAGAAAAACAACGCCAAGATAAGATTCTCATTAATATTGACAATAAAACTAACCGATTCAAAGCAACAATGACTTGCTCATCCATTATTGGATCCAGCGTAATTAATATTCGTGCGACAGAAACAAATTCTATTGAATTTAATATGAAAATGTTTGGTCAGACGAATCTCAAGCATTGGATCCCTGTAATGGGTGTTTATTACCTTGTAGGAATTCGTAACAAGGATGAAATTCTTCGATTAATCGCAAAATTCACCAAACCAGAATGGACGAAAAAAGTATGGCTTTATCTCCAATTATCTATCTTTGAAAATGATAATATTCCAGATATTGTAACACATATTTGGAATGAATGGGGATTAGCTAATTTTTCCGAGAATGGTCAACCTATCCTTCCAACCCTCCTCAAAAGTAAGGGAAAGAAAAAGAAGGTAGTGGATCAAACTCCTACTACTACGACAGAAAAGGAAACAGCGAAATTGAAAGAAATTCCATACTCTGAAAAGGAACGAGTTATTCGAGAAGAATTTGAGAAGGAATTATTCCCTCATATGAGAAATGAACCGATGGCTCGTAGAATAGATCTATTATCTATAATGATTGCAAAATTGACCGAAGTCATTGCTGGATTACGTGAGCCAGACGATCGAGATAATTGGGCCAATAAACGTGTTGAAATTAGCCCAAGAATTATTGAGAATTTATTCGTCGCTCTATGGAAGAAAGTCATTGATATTGCTCAATTGACGATCGATGAAGATGGAATTGAAACATTCTCTGGAGCATTAAATACTATGCAAAGAAATGTGATTACAGATGAATTCGCTTCATCATTCACTACTTCCTATTGGGGAGTTAAGCCGTATAAAGGTGTAGAAAATTTGAAAGAAAATGTATCAGAAATTGTAAAGAGAGAAAGCTATCTCTCTATGTTAGCACAAATGAAAAAAGTCAATACTCCAACCAATAGAAAAGCGAAAAAATCCAAGATTCGATTCGCTCAAAATTCCCAATTGGGATTCATTTGTTTAAGCAAAGATACCCATGTATTAATGGGGGACAAAATAAACACAAAAACTATTAAAGACATAAAAAATGGAGATAGTGTTTTGACAGCAAATCCTTCAACATTGGAAGAGGAGTCCTCCGAAATGTATGAATGGTTTGAAAAAATGCCAGATAAAATGATTGAAATTAAAACAATTTCAGGCCGTTCTATTAAATGTGATCCCGAACACCCTATTTTAGTTTCTAGATCTAATAAACAATTTGAATGGGTTCATGCAGGTGACTTGAATAAGAATGATTTACTTGTTATTAAGCATTACCAATTACCTCTTTCAAGAGAAGGAGAACTTCTCTATATTCCATCGACTAAATTCGAAAATGAAAAATATATTAAATCACTTAAACTTATTGGTTTGGTTGATACATTTATTCCTGAGGAAAAAATGGCTATCTTAGCTCGTTTTGTTGGAGCATTATGGACAGATGGATATCTAGGAAAGAAACTAGACTATGGTTATACATGTGAATTTAATTTAGGAGAAAAAGAAGATGCGGAAGATGTTTTATTAGATATGATTTCATTGGGATTCTCTAAAGTAAAAATATGTGAAAAAACTACGTATTATAGAAATAAAGAAAATAATAATGAAACTACTTACCATACTTGGAGAATTACCAAAGGTGGAGATTTTGCTGCATTGATGGTTGCACTTGGTATTCCAGTGGGAAAGAAAACAACACAAGAAAAGAATCAACTTCCATCTTGGATAATTTCAGCATCCCCTAATGTAAAGAGAGAATTCCTTAGTGCATTCCAAGGAGGAGATGGATCAAGAATTAGTCTTATTTGGAATCAACAAGATTATAAGATTCAACTAAATCCTACTCAACAAACATGCATTATCGATCATTTGAAATCAAATATTGAATTCATGGAAAAAATGTCAACTATGTATCAAGATTTTGGTATCAATACCAAAGTATATGTGGAGGATGTAAATGATATGAAGATAGTAAAACTTATCTTTGATACATCCTATGAAAATGTGAATAGGTATATTGATATTATTGGATATAGATATTGTTCCGAAAAAAGAAGAGAAAGTGCTTTGCCTATTGAGTATATTAAATACAAAAATAATTTGAAGAATGAAAAACAGGAAAAATATGAACTTATTTTCTCTCTATTGGATGAAAATACTCCTGTATCAGAAATTTCAAAGATAACAGGATTTCCAATTGGTAGTATCCATCGATATATCAAGGAAAATAGACATGAAAGAAAATTACTTGTAAATAATGCTATTGGATATGATAAATTTAAAGAATTGTATAATCTTGAAAGTGATCGAGTATTATCTCCTGTGTATACTATTGAGGAAGTACCTATTGAGTATGTATATGATTTTACTACAGTATCAGAAAACCATAGCTTTTATGCTAATGGTATTCTAGTAAGTAATTGTCCTGCAGAAACTCCAGAAGGAGAAAATTGTGGCTTAGTCAAGTATATGACTGTTTCATGCCATGTAAGCATTCAACGACCGGAAGATCCTATTAAACAATTTGTTATTCCATACCTAAAGAATAATATTACTCCCTCAGAACAATCCAAGCTAATCCTTAATGGAAATTTCCTTGGTTGGTGTAATGGAGAAGTATTAAAGAAGGATTTAATTAATGCTCGTAGAAATATGTCTCTCTATAAAGATATTTGTATTGTATTAGATCAAGATAATATTTTGAATGTTTATTGTGATGGAGCTCGTCTTTGCAGACCATTATTAGTTGTGGATCAAGAAGATGAGAAATTAGTCATTGATAAGAAAAATATGTGGGGTGCTTCCTTCGAAGATCTCCTTAGAGAAGGATGCGTTGAATATATAGATGCATGGGAGCAATTGGAATCATTCATTGCTCAAAATGCTAAGGATATTCGAGAGAAGACAATGACTTCCACATTTATCGCATTAAATTCCACTTTAGATAAGGTCAAATCCAATATTGAATTAGCTGAAAAGGGAGTATCCATTGTTCGAGATTATAAAAATGAATCTGGACAATTAGCTCAAAAATCCATTTCTCTACAAGAATTAATGGAAGAAAAAAGATCCTTAGAAGAGAAAATAATTAAAGTTTCAAAAAGGAAGAAGTTCACTCATTGTGAATTAGATCCAGCTGGAATTCTCAGTATTTCAGTCTCTATCATTCCTCTTCCCAATCACAATCAAGCTCCTCGAAATGTCTATCAAGCGGGTATGGGTAAACAATCGACTGGTATCTATCATTCCAATCATATGAATAGATTCGATACTCTAGCACGAGTTCTCTCATTCCCAGCGAGACCTGTCTTTGAACCACAAATTAATGAAATGATTGGGTTGAACGAAGCTCCCGCAGGATTTAACGCATTAGTGGCTATTTTGGCCGACCCATATAATCAAGAGGATGCTTTCGTATTCAAGAAAGAAGCAATTGAAAGAGGCCTTGGACAATATACTAAGTATACCTCCTATAAAGACTTTCTCAAAGTTGGAAAGAATATCGATGATGTCTTCCAAAAGCCGAAACTTCGAAAGAATGAAAGTGAATCAAAATACGCTCATATCCAAGACAATGGAATGCCCATTTTAGGTTCCTATGTCAAGCACGGCGATTGTATTATTGGAAAAGTGAGAAGAATCATTGATCCTATTACTAAGGAGGAACGGTTCGAAAATGTTTCCACATTTATGGCGGTTGGAGAAGAAGGATATGTAGATAAAATTTTCCAAGGACGTAATGAAGATAATTTATTCTTTGTCCGAGTGAAAATTGCTACCCCTCGATCGCCTGTCGTAGGAGATAAATTCAGTTCTCGAAGTGCTCAAAAAGGCACAATTAGTGATATTCGTCCCGCAGCAATGATGCCTCGATTTGGCGATTTAGGTGTTATTTATGAAGGTGTCAATCTAGATGAATTAGCTAAGGAACGATCCAAAAGGAGAGAAGAAAGAATCATTCGCAAGAAAAAGCGTGATGAATTAAAGTCTCTCCTAGGAAAATCAAAACTCACAAAAGAAGAAAAACAAAAGCAGACTGATTTTATCAAATCAACTCTTGCTTTACTAAAAAGTAATTTTTACAAAATTTTCTCCCAAGAAGAAACGCAAGAACGTATCAAAGAAATTGAGAAGGGATTTCCCTCTTCATGGAATGAATGGTTCGAACGTCAATCTCTCTTTGAAGAACAACAAGATATCTTGGATGAACAACAAGATAAAGAAAAAGAGAAGGAAGAAGAATATGTAAAAAAATATGATATTGTTCGTAGGAGAAAAGAATCCACGACCAATATCGATGGATTAGTCCCAGATATTTTGATTAATCCATTGTCTATCCCCAGTCGTATGACGATGGGGAAGATGATTGAATTCATCGCTTCAAAAGCAGGTGTATTAGAAGGAAAGTTCATTGATGCTACCGCATTTAGATCCCCTAATATGGCAGAATTTGAACGGGCTCTTCTCATGAATGGCTTCGATCCAAGCGGTGAAGATATCATGTTTGACCCCATTACAGGCCAACGATTGAAATGCAAGGTCTATAATGGATTCATGCATTACCAAGCATTGAAACATACTGTCCTAGATAAAATTCAAGCTCGTGCGGAAGGTTCCCGAACAAAAGATACACGACAACCTACAGGTGGTCGATCGATCGAAGGTGGTCTTCGTGCAGGTGAAATGGAACGTGATGCAATGATCAGTCATGGTGCAACAGAAATGTTGAAGGAACGTCTATGCGGTGTTTCAGATGCAACAGAAATGGCGTATTGTTTGAATTGTTCTACTATCGCCAATACTTCTCGATTCGACGAAAAGACTGTCTGTCATTTCTGTGGAACTCAAGGCCGTTTCGGTCGATACACGATTAGTTATGCGTATAAACTTATGACGGATTTACTAGCAGGTATTGGACTGAATATGAAATTGAATATGGTCCTAGAAAATGAAGCAGTCAAGAGAACAATCCCCACCCATCAACTCCAACAACTCCAACAAGAAGAACAAGATATTATTGAAGATGAAAAGAAGGAGACAGATGAAAAGAAGGAGACAGAGGAAGAAGAGGAAGAAGAAGAAGGTGTCGCTTTTGACGAAGAAACCTTCGGAGAAGGTGAAGCTATTGAAGAGGGATATAATGAATTTGCCGAATAAGGGTGCGTAGAAAAATTTTTTGCGTACAAGTTGGATCATTTTTTGGGTCCACTGAGGGTATACACACATCGCATTTTACTAATAGGGGTTAAAAATTCTTTATAAAATTTATAAAGAATTAAAATT